GTTACTGTCTGCCTCTACATGGAAAAGACCATGCTTGAATTTGCAGAAGCAGTCCTGAAAGAGATCAGGAAACTGCAGCAGGACTCAGAGATGATTGTGTTAAATGGCACAATTTCTGATATGGAGCGTTATCGTTTCATGATGGGTCGTCTAGAAGGCTTAAAAATAGTTGAAAACTCTGTTCGAGAACTTTTAAAACGGAGCCAACAAGATGATTTTTAACCCTGAAGGAGTACCTAGTGGAAGCTGAGAAAACGTTAACCGCACTTGAGCTCAAATGGCAACAAGAGTCTTTGGAGAAAGGTCCAAGACTCGAGGATGCTTATTCGTCTAATGGTGGTTTTGATCCCTCTAAGATAGAGCAAGTGGTTATGGACCGAATTCCGACCCCTACGGGTTGGAGAATTGCCATTCTGCCTTACCGAGGCGCGGAAAAATCCAAAGGTGGCATCGTTTTAGCCGAAGAAACCCAAAAGCGTACACAATTGGCAACAACATGTGGCTACGTTTTAAAAATGGGCAACTTGGCGTTTAGCGATGAGTCTAAATTCCCTAACGGACCGTGGTGTAAGCAAGGGGATTGGATTATCTTTGGTCGTTATGCAGGCTCCAGGATCACCATCGATGGTGGTGAGATCCGTATCTTAAACGATGATGAGATTATTGGCATTCTCAATGATCCTTCTGACATTTTGCACATGTAAGGAAAAATCATGGAAAACAAAGAACTAGAATTCTCAGTTGGGGATAATGAAAACTCCGCAACGGTGGAACTAACTACAGATGGTAGCTCGGTAGTTACAGAGGAAGTAGGAAATCAGGTATATGGATCCTCAACAGGTAATTCTGAAGATGAGTTAGAAGAGTACAGTGGCAAGGTCAAGAAACGTATTGACAAGCTTACTGCTCGTCTTCGTGAAACACAGCGCCGTGAAGCTGAGGCAATTAACTTTGCCAAGAATGCCCAACAACGCGCCAAGCAACTTGAAGAGCAGTTCCAACGCACTGATGCAGAGCGTTTAGGACATGCAAAGAGTCGCATGGAAACTGAAACCATGACGCTTAAGCAAATTATTCGCAAAGCTCGGGAAGAAGGGGACTTTGACACAGAGACAGAAGCGCAAGAACGTTTGACTTCTCTCATGTTTGACCAGCGTCAAGTTTCTGCTGCTGCAGCGCAACGTCAATCTCAGACAGCGCAGTACCAATACCAACAACAGCAAGAGGCGCTTCGTCAACAGCAAGCGGCTCAAGCACCACGGCGCGCGGAACCCGACCCACAAGCAGAAGAGTGGGCAGAACGCAACCAGTGGTATGGTCAAGACGTTGCAATGACCCATGCAGCACAGGGAATACACATTCAACTCGTAAAGAACGAAAGATTTGACCCAAACTCAAATGAGTACTATGATGAGTTAGATCGACGCATTCAGGAATCTTTTCCACAAAAGTTTTCGAACTCGTCGAACCGAAATAACAGAGCCAATCGGCCCGTGCAAACGGTTGCGCCTGCTACCCGATCTTCGGGAGTTAATAGTTCCGCACGCCGCACTGTTCGGTTAAGTCCGAGCCAAGTTGCGATTGCTAAAAAACTAGGTGTTCCTCTTGAGGAATATGCCAAGTACGTAAAGGAGTAAGCCATGAGTGAAATTAACGTGCCAAAATTGAACCGCACCCCAAGAGCGATGGAAACACGTGAAAAGGATGCGCGCCGTAAGCCATGGGCCCCTCCATCAAGACTAGACGCACCACCTGCCCCTGATGGGTTTAGGCAGCGTTGGATTAGAGCGGAAATTAACGGAGCAGATGATCGTATTAACGTTTCATCAAAACTTCGTGAAGGCTATGAGTTGGTTAGATCTGACGAAAGCCCTGAGTTCCAGTCTAATTCAGCAGAAGACGGTCGCCACGCTGGTGTCATTAGCGTAGGGGGTTTGTTGCTTGCCAGAATTCCAGAGGAAACAGCAGAGGAGCGCAAGGCATATTATTCAGCGCGAACGCATGACCAATTAAAAGCTGTCGATAATGAGTTGTTGAAAACGAATGCACACTCGTCCATGAAAATCAACCGCCCAGAGCGACAATCAAAAGTATCCTTCGGAAGCCCTACGGCTGAAGAATAACCCTATTAAGGACTTACAAAATGGCAAACGTCGATAAGCCTTTTGGTCTTAAAGCTCTTGGTAACTTATCTGCTACTGGTGGTCAGAAGCAGTATGGTTACACAATTGCAGACAACCAATCAGGCGCAATTTACCAAGGTGACCTTGTAACCGTATTTGACGGTGCATTGGTTCAATTTAACCCCGCAACGCACACAGCAGCAGTAGGTGTGTTTAATGGTTGTTTCTACAACGACCCAACCACACAAAAGCCTACATGGAAGAACTACTACCCTGGCAGTGTTAACGTTACTATTGGCGAAATTCAAGCCGATGTAATGGATGACCCTAACCAATTGTTCATTGTCCAAGCAGCTTCAAGCGTGACCCAAGCACATGTTGGCTTAAACGCGGACATCTCTATCGGTACAGGCAATGCAACTACAGGTGCTTCAGGTATGGAATTGGCAGGTACTCCATCCAAAACTGCTGCCTTAAACCTTAAGGTTGTTGGCTTGTACAACGTCCCAGGCAATGCGTTTGGTACAAATGCAGTTGTTGTGGTCAAGATCAACGAACATCTCTATGGCAGCGTTGGTGTTGCCGGACAAGGAGCCTAATCATGGCAATTTCACGCGCACAACTGGTTAAAGAATTAGAGCCAGGTCTCAACGCCTTGTTTGGCCTTGAGTACAAAAACTATGCCCAAGAACACACAGAGATTTATGACATTGAATCATCTGACCGTGCTTTTGAAGAAGAAGTCATGCTTTCGGGTTTTGGTGAAGCCCCAGTAAAAACTGAAGGTGCAGGTGTTGCTTATGACAATGCACAAGAAGTCTACACTGCACGCTACACTCACGAAACGATTGCATTGGCTTTCTCATTAACTGAAGAAGCTATCGAAGATTCACTCTACGATCGCCTCTCAGCTCGCTACACCAAGGCTTTAGCCCGTTCAATGGCTACCACCAAACAGATCAAAGCAGCAGCCGTTCTGAATGGTGCCTTTACTACCTCAATTGGTGGTGATGGTAAAGCTTTATGCGCTTTAGATCACCCCACTCTTGGTGGTCCAGATCTGAAGAATGAGTTGACTACAGCTGCTGACTTGTCAGAGACTTCGTTAGAGCAGATGTTGATTGACATTGCAGCTTTCACGGACGAGCGCGGGTTAAAAATCGCGGTTCAAGGCTTAAAACTTTTAGTTCCAAAAGAGCTTCAGTTTACAGCAGACCGTATTTTGAAGTCAACGTTACGTGTAGGCACTGCAGACAATGACATCAACGCAATCAAGTCAATGGGTATGGTTCCACAGGGCTACAGTGTTAACCACTACCTGACAGATCCTGATGCATACTTTATTCTTACTGATGCTCCAAATGGTATGAAGATGTTTGAGCGCATTAGCATGAAGACTGGATTTGAAGGTGATTTCGACACAGGTAATGTACGTTACAAAGCCCGTGAGCGTTACTCTTTCGGTTTTAGTGATGCAAGAGGCATTTTTGGCTCTCCTGGTACCCCTTAATCAGCTAAAAACTGAGGTTTAGGGTCCCTGCCCCCTCTTCGGAGGGGGCTTTTTTATTTATCTTTGATTATAATAAGAGTTTAGTTGCTTTAACACATGGTTTCGGTGTATAAATACAATAACACTGGGGAAACTCCAGTTCTATAGACCGCCCCAGCGGACGTTGCAGAGACTATAGAACGATGTACTGCACATACAAGGATTTATCATGGCAAATACCACATTTTCTGGCCCAGTTACTTCGACAAATGGTTTTATCGGCACTATTACAGGTGGCGTCATAGGTCCTGTTGTGGCGACCACTCTTTCAGCCTCTGGCGCTGTTATCCTTTCAGGCTTACCTACTAGTGACCCTACTGTTGCGGGTCAGCTATGGAACAACCTTGGCGTTTTGAACGTATCAGCAGGTTAATAGCTCTTAACTTACTAGGAGCTCACCATGAGTTTTGCAAGCAATATTTCGTCAGTCAGTAAGACTGCAACTGCACAAGCGGTCAATGGTCGTTCTCGTTTGGCGGGGCTGTATTTTACGCACTCCGCCACCCCTGCTACGCTTACTCTAAAGAGTGGTGGAACAGGTGGAACAGCCCTATTTACGATGACCTCCCCCGCTGCAGCAGGTTCTCAGGACATGATAATTCCTGACAACGGCATTCTCTTCACAGATGGCATCCATTTAACATTAAGTAGCGCTGAAATCACAAGTGTTACCTTGTTATTTGTCGGTGGCGCTGCAGCATAATGCCAAAAGGCATAGGCATCAAAACCTCTGTTAAGTCGGGTAATTTTCGCCCAACTAAACAAGGGGCGGGCATGACCAAAAAAGGGGTAGCAGCCTTTCGTAAAGCAAACCCTGGCAGCAAACTACAAACTGCAGTGACTGAGGACCAGCCCACTGGGGCTCGCGCTGCGCGGAAAAAGTCTTTCTGTGCGCGGTCCGCGGGCCAAGCTGAGAAGTTCCCCCAAGCAGCTAAGGATCTAGATAGTCGTCTTAATGAATCACGAAAAAGATGGAAATGTTAAACCATGGAAATGATGATATGGAATCTTGTACTATCCTCTCTGGTGGGTGTTATGATTTGGGTACTTAAGGAAAAGTTCGTGGAGCTTGATCGCTTGAGTATTTTGATAAACAAGACTCGTGAAGAGATTGCAAGAGAACACATTCCACGGAGAGAAGTTAGAGATGACATGGAAAAACTCATCCAGAGGTTCGAAGACGGGTTCCAGCGATTGGAGTCAAAAATTGACCGACTGGTGGAAGAAAGAGGCCACACAAGAGACCACTAGATTAGGTGTTTTAAGTGGACCAAAGAAAGAAAAGAAGTACCCTTTGAAAGAAGAATTTTTAAGAAACTTGAAAGCAACTAAAAGGAGTTAATCATGGCTGGTCGTGGAATGGGTGCTGCTACTAAAGGTGGCGGAGCAGTAGGTAGTGGTCCAAAGAACAAAATGTTGGAAACAACGTCAAAGACAACGGGTCCTATGATGATGGCGAAAGGCGGAATGACTAAAGGCTATGCAGGCGGTGGCATGATGACTAAAGGTTATGCTGCAGGCGGTGCTGCAATGAAGTCAAAAGGCGCTGCAATGGGTGGCGTGATGAAAAAGAAGAAGTCAGGTAAATAATGGCGTATTTAAACAGCAACATACCCTACTTTAAGTGTTGGGTTCGGCGAGAGTTTACAAATATGCACCAGAAGTATCAAGGTGAGTATTTGCACGCTTTAGCCGTTGCTGTGACAACCATGCCTGACCGTTGTTTAAGTTTTCAGTTAGTCTTCACAGGCTGTGAAAGCCATGCAGATGATTCTGAGAATGTACATGGTGGTGCGATGTGGGCGAGAATGCCCATTACCGCTCTTGTGGGAGATATTCCACTTGAGAAGTGGCCCGAGAGGATGCCCACACATTTAGTGCAACCTTGGGATTGCCCTTCCCACCATCACTCTGTTATTAAGTTTGAAAGAACATCCCCTAGCCCTTGGATTTGCAAGATTGGGGGCGAGTTTTACACAGGTCGTTATTTGTTTACGGTAGATTATGCGGAAAGTGAAGTAGCTGACTGCCCTGCTCAACACAAACAGAGTCATGTGTTGGTCTTAACAGATGCCGGACCGTGGACCGGGAACATTGTCGCATTACCCAATAACCGTGTTCGTGTGACGAGCCCAGCGTTTTGGGAAACAGGCAAGGGTGCACCAGACTTTAAACCAAGTCAGTGGATTCATTGTGCCGAGCAAGATGATACGTACATGGACCCAACGGTGACATTTGACAACCTTTACAGTGACAATAAAAAATGACAACTTCAGGGACAACGAGCTTTAATCTCCAGATCGATGATTTGGTAGAGGAAAGTTTTGAGCGCTGTGGGATGCGGATGACCAACGGTTATCAGCTAACTAGCGCTCGGCGGTCCTTGAACCTTTTATTTTTAGACTGGGCAAGCAGGGGATTAAACCTTTGGACAATTGAGCAAGCCACATTTCCCTTGGTTCAAGGATCGCGTGAATTGGTTCTTGCTGATGACACGGTGAACGTTTTGTCGGCTGTTGTGAGACTCTTGAATTCTGGTCCTTCTATGGACATCTCGATTGACCGAATTAGTCGTGAAGAGTATTTAAATGTACCTGATAAGACGACCCAGGCACGCCCTTCACAGTACTATGTAGAGCGCTCTAACCCCACCACGGTGTTTTTGTACCCTGCAGCGGATCAAGACTACACTTTTGTGTACTACCGCATTCGTCGCATTGAGGATGCAGGGGATTACACCAACACAGCGGATGTTAACTACCGATTTCTGCCTTGTTTGGCGAGTGGCTTGGCTTATATGTTATCTCTTAAGTACGCACCAGAACGTGCAGCATCGCTTAAGCAAATTTACGAAGAAGATTTCCAACGTGCAGCACTGGCGGACAGGGATACAGCAAGTGTTCACTTCGTCCCAGATGTAGGGGGCTAATGTGGCATATGCAACAGGTAAATACTCCCTTGCTTTATGCGACTACTGTGGGCAACGTTACGATTACAACGTTTTGCGAAAGAATTGGCGGGGCTTTATGGTCTGCCCTGAAGACTATGAGCCAAAAGAGCCCCAGCTTGATCCGCTTAAGTACCGAGGCGATGCGATTGCGCTACGCAATCCTCGCCCTGATCGCATTGAACCAGTTTCAGTATTTGTTGGAGCGCCTGGGTTTTCAGCGTTCCAAAGTTTGGGAAGCGCCAATGGTGGCACAAACATGCAGCCCTATCCTCCTGCTAAAGCGGTGGTGGGGGTTGGTAGTGTTGGATCAGTTACGGTGGTGACCTCATGACATACGACGAACTCGTTACAAACTTACGCAATTACACTGAGGTAGATGCTAACGTATTCTCTCCTTCGGTAATAAACACGTTCATTACTATGGCGGAAAACCGTATTCTGCGTGACATTGACTTGGATGTCTTTAAGTTAGAGGCTACGGCTAATACAACACCTAACAACAAGTTTCTAACTGCTCCAACTGACATATTAACGCACAGATATATCATGGTGACTTCGGGGACAGGACAAGTGTTTCTTGATTTCCGTGACACGTCATTTATGAAAGAGTATTGGCCTAATGGGACAGAGACAGGGGTCCCAAAGTATTACGCTGTTTGGGATCAAAACACTTTCTATTTAGCTCCTACACCAAATGCGTCTTTTGTGGTGGAGTTAGGGTATATTTATCGACCAACACAGTTATCCCCTGAAAATCAGACAACCTGGATTAGTAAAAATGCGCCTGAAGCGCTGCTATATGCGTGTTTAATTCAAGCATACAGTTACACTAAAGGTCCATTAGAGATGCTCCAGTACTTTGAAAACAGCTATAAACAGGCTGTCCAAGGATTGGGTATTGAGCAACAAGGTCGTCGCCGTCGCGATGAGTACCGAGATGGTATGATCCGCGTGCCAATTAAGTCAGAGAGCCCTGGTCCATGAAAATAGGTCAAAAAACATATATTAAAGGGGCAGGGCTATGAGTTTTTCAGGAAACTTCATGTGCACAAGCTTCAAGGTTCAGCTCCTTGAAGGTGTTCATGACTTTCGCCCTGCGGAAGGGGATGTATTTAAGATTGCCTTATATGACAATAATGCCTCATTTACCGCTGCAACTACGGCATATACCACTGTAAATGAAATAGCGAGCTCTGGATCGTATGTTGCAGGAGGAGGTATTTTGACAAAAGTATCCCCTACTTCTAGTGGCACGACTGCCCTCACTAGCTTTTTAGACATATCATTTACAAGCGCTACGATTACTGCTTATGGTGCTTTAATCTACAACAGCACCCCAACGCATACTTACACCAACCCTGCCGTTTGCATTTTAGATTTTGGTGGCGCAAAAACATCCACTAACGGTACTTTTACAATTATTTTCCCAACGGCAGACGCAACAGATGCCATTATCCGTATTGTGTAAAAAGAAGGTAAATAATAGTGTCTTGAATTAGGTGATCTGTTAATATATTTAATACAAGTACTTCGGCGATTATCCGCCTCAATTAAGGAGTTTATGATGTTAACTAGTAAAGCAAATGCGATAGATGTTTTAGGCGCTACAGTCCAATCAAATCTTGGCGCCTCAGATGGTATAAAAGGCGGAGGTATGTTCACTGTCCAATGTTTTGACAAAGACGGCGTCCTTAAATGGGAAGCGACCAAGAATAATTTGGTTGTCAACGTCGGATTAAAAGACATGAATGACAAATACTTTAGTGGTAGCGCCTACACCGCCGCTTGGTATATTGGTTTATACGGCGCAGGTGCTTCAAACAACCCTGCCGCTGGTGACACAATGTCTTCTCATGCTGGTTGGGTAGAAGTTACTGCCTACTCACAAGCAACACGCCCTGCGGCAACATTTGGTGCGGCTACAACGGCGGATCCTTCTGTTATCAGTAACTCAGCGTCTGTTGCAGTGTTTACAATCAACGGCACAACAACTGTTGGCGGTGCGTTCTTGACTAGTAACAGCACTAAG